TAGCTGTCGCCGTATGAATCAAGTTCATTCCTTGACCAATAAACGAACCTAAGACTACTTCGGCAACAATACGCAGTCGCTGAGAGGTAGCCTGTAAGCGCAGCCTCTGAGATAACAGTTTGCTAATATGCATCTTAGCCATTAATAATCTTCTCTTACCACGAATTGCAGCTCTTCATATACTGTCTCGACAGTGCCATCAGTAAATGTGACCTGAATCTCTGCCACATAATCCCCTGCGGTAATGGCTAATGCAGCCGCATTAAACTGAAACACAGCTATTCCAGCCTCAAGATCATTAGAACTGAAAGAAGAGGAATTAATGTCAGTCAGTATGACTCCGGTATTCTTTTTCTTAAATCTTAATGTTGGAGTCGCTCCAGTTAAATCTACAGGCAAGCCTGTGTCATCCCTGGTTATTTCAACCTTAAGCTGAGTGCCATTGTCCGATTGAACTAAGTACAAAGTGTCCATAGATTACCCACATAAATATATACAAGCGATAGTTTTGGTTTCGCTGGATGAGAATGTAGCGCTCTCACGAGCCTTAGCCACGGTATATGAGCGTATTATATCATCTCCCTGCTTCATGCCTTTCCCAACTATAGAACTGGTGACGATCAGGTCTCCTTGCTCAATGTCGCCGCTTTCTCCGCAGACGTTAATCATGCCTTCACCGACCGCATTGATATAGACAGTTTTCTTCCCAGCCATAGTGTCTGTGTATTCAGCTTTGGTCTGATATACAGGAGTGACAACCTCAATTTCAGAAAGTACCGTTATATCTTCTTGCAGTGTAGGTGAGACGTAATCTGATTCAGCGGCATAGCTAAACACGCCAATTGCAGTCTTTTGATTAGGAGCGCTCGACAAAGATACCTCAGTTAATACTGTAGACACTCCCAAGGAAGCTATTACAGATACATCTACCATGATGTCTCCTGCCTCCAAGCTCACGGTATCACTGACAATAGCCTCGTGACTTCCGGTGAATGGCAGGTAAGAGCCGCCGACATAAATGCTTGATGCGGTTTCAAGTCCGTAGCTTGCATTGGCGAGAGTGACGTTCGTACTCCCTGTTCTAACAAAGTACCCACCCGCACCTGACCCGTTACCTAAAACACCTGCTGTAGTCCATGTTCCCCCAGAGATGCTCGCATTACCATATCCTGTCGCGCCAACAGACCCGCCGAACAAACCACCATTTGACCCTGCGGCTAGAGCTGCGGCTGAACTTCCTGTACCAAAAGCCCCCACCCCTGTGACACCCGCTACACTAGCTCCTGCTCCTATGCCCCAAGTAGTGCTGCCAGAACTCAGAGAAGTGCCATATTGTAGCTTTGACGCAGTAATGGTACTGGCGTTAATACGATCAGCGTTGATGAATCCCGCTGTAAGCTGATTGGCATTTAAGACCCCGATATTTGCGGTCTTTATATAAACCCCCGCAGGTTTTGTCGTACCGTCAGCTAACGTGGTGGCGGTTGTAAGTACCTCAAAAGGGGTAGACGTTTGAGCGGCATTAGTGATTTTGAACGCATCAACATTGACAGAGAATGTTGAAGTTGGCGTGGCATTATTCGCCGTAGAGATAAGACCGTAACCAGAGATGTGACCATTATTGTCTATCTTTACTGTGTACTTCGCCTCTACGCCGTTGATACTGCTTGCGTTAGTGGTGATGCTAGTCGTGTTACCGTTTACAGTCGTTGTCAGCGTAGTAATATCAGATGCGATTGAAGTTATATTGCCTTCAGCAGTCGTTACACGAGTAGTTAACCCGCCTACAGCAGTAGCCGTAGCTGATACTCCTGTGGTCGGATTAAAGACACTGTTTTCTAAAGTAGTAATGTCAGTAGATTGAGAAGTTATCGTTCCCTCAGCAGTCGTTACACGAGTATCTAAACCTCCTACAGCGGTAGCTGTAGCTGCCACTCCGGTGGTCGCATTATTTACAGTGGTTTCTAAAGTAGTAATGTCACTGGCTTGCGAAGTAATCGTACCTTCTGCCGATGTCACTCTAGTCGTTAGCCCCCCGACAGCGATAGCTGTAGCTGTCACGCCGATGGTAGGATTAAAGACAGTGGTTTCTAGCGTTGTGATGTCAGTAGATTGAGAAGTTATCGTGCCTTCTGCCGTTGTGATGCGAGTATCTAAGCCACCAACCGCTGTAGCCGTAGCTGATACTCCTGTGGTCGGATCGTTAACTGTGTTTTCAAGTGTTGTTACGTCGCTTGATACAGAAGTCAGAGTTCCTTCAGCAGAAGTGATGCGTGTATCTAATCCACCGACTGCTGTTACTGTTGCGGTTAATCCTGTCGTCGGATCGTTAACTGTGTTTTCTAGCGTAGTAATATCACTAGCTTGACTTGTGATACTCCCTTCTGCTGATGTTACGCGAGTGTCTAAGCCGCCCACTGCTGTGGCGTTTGCAGTAATATTTCCTTCTGCTGTTGTTAAATTGCTTTCCAGAGTCGTAATGTCACTAGACTGAGAAGTAATTGTACCCTCGGCGCTAGTCACTCGTGTATCTAAGCCACTAATAGCTGTCGCGTTCCCTGAAACTGTCCCATCCAAGCTAGTTAAATCAGATTCCAAAGACGTAATACTAGAGGCTTGAGTGGTGATTGTCCCTTCAGCCGTAGTTACTCGCGTGTCTAAGGAGCTGAGAGCAGTAGATGTGGCAGTAATATCACCTTCAATATTGGTCGCTCTGGTTTCAAGCGCCGTTACATCAGATGCATTCGTAGCAGTCGTGCCTTGAAGAGTGGTGATATTGCTACTGTTATTACCTACCGTAGTATTCAAATTGCTAATTGAAGACGTATGACTGCTGCTTATCGTTTCTAAGCTAACAATGTCGTTTTCAGCGGCATTAATATCGGCTTGCGCTTGCGTAATATTTGATTGAGCAGTGCTGACATTAGAATTTAAATTAATGACCGAGCCTTGCAAACTACCGACATTCGTTTGCAATGTACTGATATCAGTTTCAATGCTGCCAAGGTCAGCGGTCAGGGTAGTAGCTGACGCATTTGCAGAAGCAGAAAACCCAGACGCATTGCCTGAGAAATCCACTGCCTTGACCCAGTAGTAATAAGTAGTCGCGGTTGCTATGTTTTGATCAACAAAATAATCCGAATTAATACTAGCAATTTTAGTTGCAGACGCTGAGACATTAGAGGTATGCCGATACACCTCAATAATCTTCAGGTCTGTCTCCGTGGGGTTTGTCCAATCCAAGCGAATATTGGAAGCCCCTGCTGTAGCAGCTAAGCTGGATGGGATAGAGGGAGCGTCTTGATCGCCATTTACCGTAAACGTAGCAGTAGTAAACTCGCCTTTCACGTTCAGCGTATTGATCGCTCTGATACGAATCGTAACGCTTGTACCCACTTCCGCATTGTAGAACTCGTACTTAGGCACACTAGTAAACAGGCTCTTAAACTCTGTGTCAGCCTCAGAGGTCAGCTTGTACTGTATCTCGTACTGATTAACCAGACGGTCGTATGATGTGTCCCACTCGATCAAACCAGTAGGTATAACTGTACCGTCAGAACTTAGCGTAGTGGTCTCAGTAACCGTGATGTTAGATACCACGCCAACCGTAAACGGATCAGGCAGACTCGTATCTGGATACGCAGTCTGTTCTGTGCCTTCTTCCCATGTGTAGACTGTGGAGTCGTACTCAAGCAATGCCAGGGCTACTGTTCCGTCATCATTGAGTTGCATACCAATGACCTGGAACGGCTTTGCTACCCAGCCTAAAGTTGAGTGAGTAACAGATACTACGTCTGTTACCTCAAGCTGCAACGCCTCTGAAGTTGTAGTTAGGGCGCAGGTTATTGCGTTTCTGGAACGCAGCAAGATAACCCTAGCCAGGTCTCTAGCCTGGTAGTAGTTAGTTATAGTGTCTAGATCAATCTCTTCATGCAGCAGAACACCGCCATCCTCAGCAAGATAAGCTGTTTCCTCGGCAGAGTCAGCAGGAGGCCATATCGCAGTGTCAGGTTGCCAGTTGGCATCAGGATTAGGGAATTTAACCGTAACGCGATTAAACTTCTCGTCCTTGCTTTCGCCCTGGATCTCAATCCCGCCAATGATCGTGTCATTAGTAAACGTGAATTCACTGCTACGCGAACCGTCAATCTTAAGTCGATACTTACCCTGAGAGTAAGGAAGAAAGCCACGGCATCCTAAAAGCAAAGTACCAAGGTTATCAAAGAGCGTTTTAGAAGTGTCTAAGACTACGTTGCAGGTGAATAGCTTCCCAGAGCCGCCACCATCGTACAGAGTAACTGACTCATCGCAATCGTTAGCAGCGGCAGCTATTGCCACATCGTCAATGGCGCTAACTGGTAATCCCTTTCCGTATCGAGTGTTGGTGAGATAGTCACGAATACACAGAGCAGGGTTGTCAGACCAAGCAGTAGTAGCTGTTCGCGGGTCATATACCTTTTTACCTTTAACGACAGCAGTAATATCGGGGATGCCTGAGAATGCCTCTTCGTCCCACTTTAGCCTGACCCCAATAAAAGCCACGCCTCTAAGTCTATGCTCTGCCGTCCAGAACTCGTTTGCCTCTCTAAGCAACGCTGTATCAGGCATGGTTTGATCATCGCCGCCGAGATACACATCGATGCCTACCAAGCCTGAATACTTAGGGTCAGTAATAGGAAGATCATCAATGATAAAATCCGTGATGCTTTCTACTTCGCCCTCAGCCATAACCAATGCGATGTAAAGATACTCATTCGTTGGAGTAGGGCTAACATCATCATAGCTATCAGTGTCAGGATGGTAGCCAGCATACCAGCTTGTAGAGCCGCCTACGGTCTTGTATGTACCGTCAGTAGATACGAATACACGAACACCGCCGACCCTGCGCTCGCCATAGATAACAGGGATCTGCTCGATGTTACTTTCTTTGTTGACCAGTACACCGCGCTGCTCATCATTCGCCTTCTTGGCTGCTTTCTGAGCCTTGCGAGCTTGTACATAAGATACCGCGCCACTTGCAACAGCAAAGATTGCAGCTAAAATAGGCCACATTATGATTTACCCCACTTAATTTCTTTATTTGTCTCTGAGGCAAACTCAAAACCTTTATCTCCAGAGAAATAAAGCTGTTGCGTATTATTATTTGTTTTCCTTCCGTTACGAAGTTGGAAATCCTTCCAGTGACTTGCGATTTCTACAGAAACAGCGCTGTCATTTTGGCTATCTACGATAGAGTAAGATGTAATCCTGCCATCAAAAACTAATATTGGAGAACCAATAACGGTGTCAGAATTTGTTAATACTGCTTTCCATATTCTAGTTCTAACGTCAATGTAATCATTAGTTAAGAATAGAGATACAAACGTCTGGCTAACACCTGAGAATCTAAGCGTAGAAGAGTTAACCTGAAGCTCTGAACTTTCGGTAAATTGATCAATCTCTAGTAAATCAGAGCTGCTATCAAAAGTAGTACTAAGAGCCACAACATCACGCGCCCAATTAGTAATCTTGATTGGCGTGTCAAAATCCATCTGTACTAAATTGGCAATATTGAGATTATCGCTATTCAGCGCAGTAATCGTTGCCGAATCTATCTCTCTGCTCATATTGCCTCAATAAAGTCTACTTCGTAGCTATAGGATAGGTCGGTAGCAATACCGTATTCTTGGACATCATTGTTAAGGCGTACAGTAAACGGTACGTCATCATGCGTAATCGCCTCATTATCAGAGACTGCCGCTACTAAGGCAGGTTGAAAGGCTAGAGTCCCAGAGCCTGTTAGATCAGCGGTAGCCATGTAGACTTTGACATGATTGGCGAACTTAAACACATCACCCGCCTTTATCGTGCCTGTGAAGCCGTCTACGGCAATTGACGTATCACCTATACTACCAGAAGCAGCAGCAGAGATCGTTCCTGAGACGCTCCCAGAGGAGCTAGAAACCTCCGGTAAAACGATAGTGAAGGTCTCAGCCATTCCTCGTTGCGCCATAAGGAACCCCATGACAGGAGAGAACTCAGTCCTGGTCATAGGAGGATAAGCAGCCGTAAACGTAAACCGCTGACCGCCGATGTTCCTTACCTGAGTGCGACCAGAGATTGTCTGGCTGCTCAGATTAAAGAACTCGCTGCGGAAGTTTGCAGATGTGAAAACAGGACTTGTCGGGTAAGTTCCACTCATACTATTGACGCTCGGCCTCTATTGTTTACGGCCTGGTTGATTATACTGACTAATTGACCTCGGCGCTTGTACAGCAGCTCATCGAAGCCTTTGGTGTCCACTGCGTTTATATTGACAGTGACGTTCATTCCAGAGCCTTGACCCTTAGTATGATCAATAACGGTTTCGTTTGGATGCAATATGGCAGCAAATCCACCCTTACCGTCTACGCCTCCAGTGCGAGAACCCATGCCAGTAAAGCCGCCGCCTTCAAACGAGCCTAAAGTCTGACCAGCGATTGCTGCGACACTTGCGTAACCCATTGCTCTGATTACGCCAGACATTGCAACGCCACCTGCTCCAAATGTCGCTAGAGCCTGAGCGGCGGCTTGCTCTGTAGATACAATTGCATTAGCCATTGCCACACCTTGGTTTACAAGGAATGCAGCTTTCTGCGCTTTAGATCCTTCCTCAAACGCTGACTCAAGAATAGAAGCAGATTGACCAATGAAGTTTATAGACTCCATTCTGGTCTTTCTGTCTTGTTCTGCATACTTAGCTAGGTTATCTGATCGCTGCTTAGCTAGATTGTTGATAGTCCTAGTGTATTCTTCATCACTAATAATATCGTCATCACGATACTGATTTAACTCATCTAACTGCTCGCGATATTTATTAAGGTACTGATCTCTAGCTGTTCCTGTCTTGCCTAGAATATCAGTCATGAGTTTCTCAGCATCCTCCTGCTGTTTCATAACCTCTAAGCGTTCTTGCAGAATGTCTATCTCACGCAACTGAGTAGCATTAGCGCCTTCTATTGCAGCATCACGCAAAGCAATAACTCGTGCGCTCATACCATAAGCGCCAACTTCTAAGCGCATGGTTTCAAGCGTCTTTTCAACCGCTTTTTGCTGATCAACGTAGCTTGAAGTGTTTTCGTCTAAAGCTACATCAAGATTATTTAGTAGCTCTGTAAGTCGGTCTACATTATCTTGAGCTTCAATTTGAGAGTAAGCAAACTGAACAACTTCATTGGCAAGCGTTTTGAATTTATCAGTAGCGCCAGGAAGCATAACAAGCTCTGCCAACATTTCGCTAATTGATTCAGAAGACCCATCTACACCACTAATTACCGCTTCAGAAGCTGCTTTTAATGCAACAGCTTGCTCGGTACTAATTCCCAGTTGTTTAGCATAATTTGCAAACTGAAGCTGAGCTGCTCTAGCCTGTACTGCCGCTGTATCATTCTGATTACTTACATTATCAATAACAAAGTTAAATTCGCCAGCAGCTCTACTTAACCCTTCAAACGCAACTGTAGATCCCTCTACTGCCTTAGTTAATCCAGCAGCAAGCGCGACTTCAGCAAAGTCTTTATTAGCTTTAGCGAGCTTTACAAAATCATCAGCAAGTACACTTACACCCTCATCGCTAACTGTTAGCAATGTGTCGTTTAGGTCTTTAAATATCTTTTCTAGGTTCTTGGCTTCCTGTCCAGCTTCGAATAGCTTAGGAACCATCATGGTCGCAAACAATGCGCCAATAGATATAATCGCACCAGCAACAATACCGCCAGTACCAAACACAGATGCTATTTGAGAACCCTGCTGACCTATAATAAGCCCTAAGTTCTGTCCACCTTGAAGTTGTACAGCAATATCTTGAATTTGGTAACCAAGTTGACCAGCAGCGCCACGAGCTGTACGCATACTACGGTTAGCTTCTTTGTAGTTGCCGTTGGAATTACGAGTGACTTTGTTGGCTTGTTGAGCAATCTTGTCGTATTGTTTGACTTGGGTATTTAGTCGCTTTTGCTCTGCTGTACTGTCTGCAAGCTCTTTTTGGACGGCCTGGAATAAAGCTATAGCGCCTTGGTCTTGGCCTTTAATTCCTAGGATTATGTTTTGGTCTGCCGCCATTTTTAATTCTCTCGTGTCTTATCTTAAGGAAGGTAAACCAATGAGTGAACTCCTCAGTGGTCATCTCAAAAATGGCTGACAGCGGCTGGCGCAGTTCATACGCCAACTCATACATAAGGTAAAGCTCCGTTGGCTTTCCCTGATTATCTACTAGCTTTTTTTTCGATCATCCTCTGACTCTGGGTCAGGTATTAGAACGAAGTTTGCTAGACGCTGAATAATCTCAGGATCAACTGACTTCCTGATTTTAATCTTGTCATCAATCGTAAATACAGGGTCACCCTTTTCATCGGTGAGTCCAAAGCTTACGGC